GAACTGCAATTTGCACTACAATCAACAAGATAAATGGGATTAGTTAATTTTTCTAACCTTGATTTTGCTCAGGTTAAAACATCGCTTAAAGAATATCTTAAAGCAAACTCCACTTTTACTGATTATGACTTTGAAGGGTCTAACCTTTCGTCAATTATTGATGTATTAGCATATAATACGTATATCACTTCATATAATGCCAACATGGTAACCAATGAAGTGTTCATTGATAGTGCTACTTTAAGGGAAAATGTAGTTTCATTAGCAAGAAATATTGGATATGTACCAAAATCAAGGAAAGCAGCAGCTGCAACCATAAGTTTTTTCGTAGATTGTAGTAATATTACTCCAACACCTGCCTCTATCACACTAAAAGCAGGTCCTGTGGTAGCAACTTCAGGTACTTTTGGCAATCAATCGTTTATTTTTAGTATTGTAAGTGATATTACTGTTCCTATATTAGATGGAATTGCTAATTTTAATGAAATTAGTGTTTATCAGGGGTCATTAATCACTTCAACTTTTACTTTTAGCTCTCAAACTCCTAATGCTAAGTTTATTTTACCAAATGCTGGTATTGATACTGAATTATTAAAGGTTGTAGTGCGACCAAACCAAAATTCTACATCTGAAACCACTTATACTACTCAAGATAGTCTTTTTGACATCAATTCAGAGTCAAAAGTTTACTATATTCAGGAAATTGAAGATGAAAGATACCAAATTTTCTTTGGAGATGGTATTTTTGGTAAAAAATTAGAGGAAAATAATTTTATTACTGCAAGTTACATAATTTCGAGTGGTGATTCTGGAAATGGGGTTGCTCAATTTGAATTTGCGGGTAATTTATCGTATGAAAGGAATGGATTAGACTATACAGTCACTGCTGGAGTCTCTTTAATCACTACAGACATCTCTTCTAGTGGTGGTGAGAATATTGAGACTGTAGAATCCATTAAAAAGTTCGCTCCACGCATTTATGCCTCTCAAAATCGTTGTTTGACGGCAAATGACTATGAAACTATCATTCCAACCAAAATTTATCAAGAAACTGAGTCAATTTCAGTTTTTGGAGGTGAAGAATTGGTTCCTCCTCAGTATGGAAAGGTCTTTATTAGTATAAAACCTAAAACTGGCGACTTTATACCTAATTTAATTAAACAAAACATCAGAACCAAGTTAAAAAAGTATGCAGTTGCTGGAATTGTTCCTGAAATACTTGATTTGAAGTATCTTTACATTGAAGTTGACTCAAAAATCTATTATAATACGAATTTAGCACCTTCAGGATCTTCTGTCTCAAGTATTGTTTCTCAAAATGCAAATAAATTTGCAGATTCTGCTGAAATGAACAAATATGGAGCAAGATTTGCATATAGTAAGTTTTTGAATGTTATTGATCAAAGTAGTGAAGCAATAACTTCTAATATTACGACAGTCCAGATGAGAAGGGATCTTCGAGCAGTGTTAAATAGTTTTGCGGAATATTCTATTGGATTTGGTAATGAATTTCATATTAAGAGTATGAGTGGATACAACATTAAGTCCTCTGCCTTTAGGATAAGTGGAATTAATGCTGATGTTTACATTTCTGATGTTCCTAATACTAATAGAGAGAATGGATCTCTATTTTTGTTTACACTTCCTACTCCAACTTCAACAACTCCAACAATTGTAAGAAGAAATGTAGGTAGAATTGATTATATAAATGGAATTATAACTCTTAATCCAGTTAATGTGCTATCTGGCAAAATAAAAGATGGTCAATCTATTATTGAATTGTCAGCATGTCCAAGATCAAATGATGTCATCGGTTTACAGGATCTTTATTTGCAACTAGATATTAGTACAAGTAATTTTGAAACAATTGTGGATGACATTTCTTCAGGATTAGATCCATCAGCATCTGAATATATTGTTACCTCTAGTTACGCCAACGGGACATTAGTAAGATCATAAAATGCCACAAACGAGAATCCAGTTTAATAATATAGTTCAGAACCAGCTTCCTGCTTATACGCAGACTGAGTTTCCTTTAGTTGCCGAATTTTTAAAGCAATATTACTTAGGACAAGAATATCAAGGTGGTCCTATTGATTTGATAGAAAATATCGATCAATATACCAAAGTTTCTGAACAAACCAATGTAATTGATACTGTAGGGTTATCTACTTCAGTAGATGCTTATACTGATGTTATTCCTGTGGATATGCAAACGTATCCTGCAGGAACTGATGGATTTCCAAGTTCTTATGGATTAATTCGTATTGATGATGAAATTATTACTTACACAGGAACTGCAACAACTTGTTTTACTGGATGTGTACGTGGATTCTGTGGTATAACCTCATATAAAAGTAAAACTAATCCAGATGTACTAGTCTTTGATTCAACGACCTCACAGGAGCATACAGGAGGGTCTAAGGTACAGAATTTAAGTGGATTATTCCTTAAGCAATTTTTACATAAAACAAAATATCAATTATTACCAGGTTTAGAGGATCGTGCTCTTCATACAGATCTGAATCAAGATATTTTTATAAAACAGGCAAAAGATTTTTATCTTAGTAAGGGTACTGATAGATCTTTTGAAATTTTATTTAAAGCATTATATAAAGAAGATGTAGAAATAATAAGACCTAGAGATTTTCTCTTTACTCCTTCAAATGCTAATTATAAGGTTGTAAAGGACTTTGTAGTTGAATCTATTGAAGGTGAAGGTAATCCTCTTCATCTTGAGAATTCTACTTTAAAGCAAAATGAATATAAAAACGAGTATTTTAATGCATATGCTCCTATCAGTTCTGTAGAACCAATTAATACGGGAGCAGGAACAACATATTATAAATTAAGTATTGATGCTGGATATAATAGAGATGCAAGAGTTGATGGATCAATTTATGGTCAATTTAACGTTCATTCTAAAACAAGGGTAATTGGACAGGTTTCTTCTGGATCTACTTCACTTGATGTTGATTCTACAGTAGGATTCCCGACAAGTGGTGAATTATATTGTACATATGCTGATGGAACTGCTGGTATTGTTTCATATAGTTCTAGAAATATATCTCAATTCTTTGGATGTACAAATATTAATGGAACTATTAATAATGCAACTGATGTTGGCATTAACACTTATGCATATGGAACAGATTCTTCTAATTCCACTAAAAATGTTAAAGTAAGGATTGGATCTCTATTAGAGAAATTAGAATGGGATAATGATACTAAGAGATATGGAAAAGGTGATATTGCTAAAATTAAAACTTTAGGTATTAGTGATAAAACCTTTAAAGGTAAAGATTGGTTCTTTAATGTTGGTTCAAGTTATAAAATTAATAATATAGAGTTAATTGATATTGCTGATTTTACATATAAGATAAATTTAGACGTAGATCATTATTTAAAGGTTGGTGATTTAGTTAATATTTTACAAGGGGGAATTTCATTAAACACTTCTACTGTTCTTAATATTAATTCTGCAAGATCCTTTAATATTAAGGGTCAAGGAGAAATTACGGATAAAAGTTCTCTTACTGTTAGAAGAAAGATTTTAAAGGCAGTATCTAATACATATCCAACTGTTAATATCTATTCAACTAATGTACAAAATGTTTATAATGATGGTGACAAATATCTAGTTGCAACAGGATCAATTCCTTCATATTATGCTCAACCTTTAAATGTTAGTAATCAAGCAGTTGTATTTTCAGGAAGATTTGAAGGAACTGAGTTTTTAATTAAAGAAGATGGAGATCATGGGTTCTATACTGGTGATGCTGTTTATTATTCTCCAGAAAGAATATCCCAAAACTCTTATGATGCTTTTGGAAGGGAAGTAACTACTATTGTTGATGGTACTGAATTATTTGATGAAGGTCTTTATTTTGTCGAAAGAGTCGATGCTTCTACAGTTAAATTAGCAACTAGTAGAACTAATATTTTTAATGGACTTTATGTTTCTGTCGATACTGCAACAACAGTTACTAATAGCAGAATAGAACCTTATGATTTTAGAAAGAAAACACTCCAATCACAAGATCTTTTTAGACAATTTGTTCCTCCTGTAAATGATAATGAGGAACCCGTTGCAACAATTTCAGGATTTACTGGATTATTAGTAAATGGTGTTGAAATATTAAATTATAAAGCATCGGATACTATTAAATATGGTCAAATTAATAATGTTGATGTTACTGCACCAGGAAGAGATTTTGATATAATTAATCCTCCAGTTTTACATATTTCTGATTCAGTTGGAACGGGAGCTACAGGATATGTGGGTGTTGAAGGTTCTTTAAGAAGTATTAAAGTAGTTGACACAGGTTTTGATTATGAAGAAAAACCTATTGCTACTATTAGTGGTGGTAATGGATCAGGTGCTGTTGTTTCTGTAAATATGAAGCAAATTGACCATAAAGTCGATTTCTTTGCTGATGCTGCTTCACAGAAAATTGGTATCGGTACAACTGTAGGTAATGCATTCCAAATTGGATTTGGAACATATCATAAGTTTAGAAATGCGGAAAAAGTACTTTACTACACATATGGTCAAAAGGCTATTGCTGGAATTATTACTAATTCACAATATTATGCTAGAAATGTAGGAGTAACATCAATTACTCTTCATAATACAGAAGGAGATGCGATTGCTGGAATTAATACTATTACATTAACCGATAATGGTAGTGGAAAACAATCTTTTGCGTCTGTTAATAAAAAATTAGTAGTTGGATCATTTAATATAATTTCTAGTGGATCTGGTTATGAGAATAAAAAAACAACCACTAATACAAGTGGAATTAATACTGCTACAGATAATATTACAATTTCCAATCATGGATATAATTCTGGCGAGATAGTTAGGTATACTGTTGAAGGTACAGTAGCGGGTGGATTAACTAATAGTACTGATTATTATCTAACAAAAGTTGATAATGATAGTTTTAAATTATCAAGTGTAGGTGTAAACACTAATGATAAAGAATTTAATTATAGAACTAAACAATATATTGATATTACTAATATTGGTGTAGGTACTCATATATTTAATTATCAACCTATTACAGTAACTGTTAAGGGTAAAGTTGGAATATCTTCCATATCAGGAAATACTTTTGAATGTGTAACGCAACCTATTTTTAGAGGTTCTATTAAATCTGTTCATTTAAGTGATAATGGAGTTGGTTATGGTTCATCTGAAATTGTTAATTTTGATAGACAACCATTATTTAAATTAATTTCTGGTTCTCAAGCACAATTAACTCCAGTTATTAATAATGGTCAAATTGTAGAAGTATTAGTTCAAAATGTAGGTAAAGAATATAATTCTCCTCCTGAATTAGTAATAAGTGGTGATGGTATAGGAGCAGTAATTACTCCAGTATTAGAAAATAATACAATAACTTCTGTAAAGGTTATTGAGGGTGGTGTTGGATATACTCAATCAAATACATCAATTAATGTTGTTGTTCCTGGAGATGGTGCTGAATTTGAAGCAACAATTAAAGATTGGAGAATAAATTTATTCCAAAGACATTATGAGAATTTTACGGGAGATGATGGATTTATTGCTGATGAATTTAATGAAGGTAAGGGATTGCAATATTCTCACCTATATGCACCAAGGAAGCTTAGAGAGTCAGTCTACGGCACTGTAGGGGCAGGTTCAACAGTTTCTAAGACATTGTATGGTAAGAGAGATCTAAGTAGGGTAGAGAGTCTTGAGGTCGCTTCTACAGATCACTCACCAATCATTGGATGGGCATATGATGGTAATCCAATATATGGTCCTTATGGATATTCTTTAAATGCAGGTGGAGTAGTAAAACAATTAACTACTGGTTATAAAATTAAATTGCAACCAGGAAGACCCCCAATAAGTTCATTCCCTGAGGGATTCTTTATTGATGATTATACTCATTTTAAGGTAACAGATGAAACTGTACTAGATGAAAATAATGGAAGATTCTGTGTTACACCAGAATTTCCAACAGGAACTTATGCATATTTCGCAACTGTTACTGATGGTGTTGCTGATAGTAGTGGACCATTTGCTGGATATAAGAGACCAACTTTCCCATATTTAATTGGTAATAGTTATCATTCTACTCCAAATGATTTTAATTTCAGTTCATTCTCTAATCAAGAACAATATGTTTTAAATAAAACTAATTGGTTAAGAAATACTGTTGCATATAATTTAATTGAAGGAAAAGATCATTATGAATATGCATATATTCCAAATGATTTAAAACAAACTATTGAAATTAGTGCAGTAACACCTGGACTTATTAAAAAGATAGGAATTCAAACTACAGGAACTCAATATCGTGTTGGTGATAAAGTAGTATTTGATAATTCTAATACTGATGGAGATTTAGGCTCTGCGGTTGTTTCTAAAGTTATTGGAAAGGATGTATCTCAAGTAAGTGTTGCAACAAGTTCTATATCTTCTGTTGAGATATTCCCAAGCAAAACAAAGGGTAAATATCTTCTTTATACCAATAAACCTCATGGATGGTCTAATAATGATTTAATTAGAGTTAGTGGACTTTCTACAACTTCGTCTGGAATCCAAGGTGTTTATAGAGCAGGAATTACAACAAATACTTTATCTTTATCTGGGTTTGGAACTTCACCTACTGGAGTTGGTACGGATGGGGTAACGGGAATAATAACTTACTTTAATGTTGAAGGTAAAACACAGTCAATAGATCCTAATGATATTTTGCGAATAGGTACTGAGAAAGTCAAAGTATTATGGACAGAACCTGAAAATAATCGTATTAGAGTTTTAAGAGCACAGGAAGGTACTGCAGGTGCTGCACATACAGTAACTACTGTTCTTTATGAAGATCCTAGAAAAGTAACAATTACTGCTGGATTTAATACAACCTATACAGTTAAAACTAATACTGAAATTTATTTCCAACCTACAGTAACTGCTTCTATTGGATCAACAGTTGTAAGTCGTGCTGGAGTTGGTATTGGTACTACTGCAACTGCAACTGCAACCATTGGGGAGTCTGGTGCTACTCAAGGACAAGTAACTGGTTATTCAATAACAGATGGAGGTACAAGCTATGGTTCAGCACCTGCTGTAACAATTGGAAATCCTGCAGGGTCAACACCTTCTGCAACAGTTGGTCTTGGTACTACTAATGCAACAGCAGCGGCGACAGTTGGTTTGCATACTGTAGGAACTGGTAATACAACATCTGTAAATCCTACTCCTACGCTTTCAGTACTCATTTCTAATCAAGGAAGTGGATATCTATCTGCTCCAACAATTAGCATGGGTAATACTTTCCTTTCAGGAGTTGGAATCCAAACTGCTGTTGGTATAGCAACTATTAATACATCTGGTCTTGTTACCGCAATTTCATTTAATGTTGCAGATCCATGGGCGGTTGGAACTGCTGCTACTATTGGTGTTGGATATGCCTATCCACCTATACTTACCTTCACTGCTCCTGTAGGGGCAGCGTCTAGTCTAACTGTTGTTCCTGGGTCTGTATCAATTGCTTCTTCTGGATTAGGATATGCAACTGCTCCAACAATTACTGTTACAGAACCAACTTTAGTATCAGGATCATCTACTGTAGCAGTAGGTATTGCAACTGTTAATGCTGCTGGTCTTGTTACTGCTATTGGATTTAGCACTACTACTGATGCTTGGACTGTAGGTACAGGAGCAACAATTGGTTATGGATATCTTTCTCCTCCTACACTTTCATTTAGTGCTCCTAGTTATGCTCTGGGACTTACTACAGCAACAGCAACATCAACATTGTCTGCAGAGTCTGTAACTTCTATAACGGCTACTAATGCTGGATTTGGATATACATCTGCTCCTACAGTTACACTTGGAGATCCTGATAGTGCTCCAATTTATCAAACTGGTGTTGGTTTAGGTGCAACTATACAACTTAATACTAATCCCAATTACCCAAATAAGAGAACTGTTGGTACACCTGCAGGTGGTTTCCCAAGAGGTAGAGGTACTGCAGGTGCTGGATTAACTGAAGTTAAGGTTCCATATAAAACTATTTTCTTACCTAATCATGGATTTGTAACAGGTGATCAGGTAATTTATTATCCTAATTTAGGAGCAGGTCTTGAAGTGGAAGATCAGGTTGTTAGTGAACCTACTTCTGGAACTTTTGTTGGTAATACTACTTCTGTTCTACAAAGTGGACAAACTCTTTTCATTGCTAAAGTAAGTGATAATTTAATTGGTATTGCTACTGTTCAAGTTGGATTAGATACTTCAGGTAATAATTGGGTTGGTATTGCAGAAAGTGTTAGACAATCATCAACTTTAGCAATTATTGGTGTAGGAACTGGATTGGAGCATAGTTTTAAAACAGTTTATAATCCAATTACTGCAGAGGTTTCTAGAAATTTAGTTACTGTATCTACAGGAAGTAGTCATGGATTATTAAAAGATGATGAAGTACAATTAAAAGTAAATCCAGGTTCTATATCAACAACATTTACTGTTAAGTATAATGATTATAATAGAAGAATTATAGTTAATTCTAAGGACTTTACTGCTGCTGGAGTAAACACTTCAACTAATGAAATTAATATTAATAATCATGGATTAATAACTGGTCAAGAAATTATTCATACTGCAACAACTTCTTCTGTGGGATTAAGTAATAATTCCATTTATTATATTATTAAAGTTGATGAAAATAAATTTAAATTAGCAGATACTAATTATAATGCAACTTTAGAAAAACCAATTACTATTGGTATTACTAGTGCTTCTGCAGGTACTATTAACCCAATTAATCCTCCAATAAAAGTTTATAAAAATCAACCTGCAATTTTTGATCTTTCAGATTCTTCTTTATCTTTTACAAATCAAGCAACATCTTATCCTGCATTTGATTTTAATTTCTATCTTGATAAAAATTTAACAACAGTATTTGATACTGACAAAGAAACTGAAAACTTTAATGTTGTAAAAGTTGGGAAATCTGGGGAATCTGGTGCAACAGTTACTCTTACTGTTAATAAAAATATTCCTAATATTTTATATTATTCTTTAGATGTATTGGAAGAAAGTGATGTTCCAGTATCAAAGAAAACTCTTATCCGAAGAGATACTAGAGTTTCTAATGCAAATGAATTACAGACAAGAGAAAGTGGATATAATGGAACTCATAAAGTTTCTATAGCAGCAACAAATGAATTTAATTATACTGTAGCAGTAAAACCAGAAAAATCTACTTATCTTTCTACAGAATCTGTTTTGAGTTATGAAACAGAATCTCCAACTGCTTTTGGTGGGGTAGCTGGTTTTGAAATAAGAGATGGTGGACAAAATTATTATTCTGTTCCTGGAGTTAGTACAATTACTTCTCTTACAGGAAAGGGTGCTCTTATTGATGTTGAAACTAATGATATAGGACAAATTAAGAGAACTAGAATTAAAGATGTTGGATATAATTTCCCATCAGATACTACATTAAGACCAACTGTTGGATTACCTCAAATTATAACAATAGAAAATTTAGCATCTATTAAATCTATTGGAATAACATCAGTTGGTAGAGGTTATACTACTGCACCAAAACTTCTTGTATTTGATGGAATAACAAATAAGAGAGATTATGATATAGATCTTGATTATTCTTTAGGAGATCAGCAAGTAACTATACTTAAAAATACTAGGGGTTTAAGTAATGTTCAACCAACAATTATTCCAACAAATGCAAGTAATGGTGTAGGAATTAATACAGTTGGATTTAATACAGTTACTAAAGATGTAAGTGTTACAATGTCAGTTGGATTTAGTACTGCTGGATCCTTCCCATTCTCTGTTGGAGATAAAGTATTAGTAGAGGGTGTAAGTGTTGGTCTTGGTACAACAGCAAGAGGATATAACTCTGCAGAATATGATTACAAATTATTTGAGATAACTGCTGTTGATCCAAATATTGGTGGTCTTGGTATTGTTACTTATAGTGTTTATAATGAATTTAAAGATTTAGATCCTAGAGTAACACCTGGTGTATATGATGAACAAAATTCTGTAGGTAGATTAATACCTGAAAAATATTTCCCAATTTTTGATATTAAATTAGGTATACATGATTATCTTAAGGGTGAAACAGTTCAATCTGATTCTGCTATTGGTGTAGTTGAAGATTGGGATTCTAAATTAGGTCAATTAAGGGTATCTGCAAGTAAAGATTTTGAATTTAATCAAGTAATCAAAGGATTGAGTTCTGAAACACTAGGTCTTGCTTCTTCTATAACAACATATGATGCTACACTTACCACTAATGCATGGTGTAAGAGAACAGATGGATGGGAGACTGATTCAGGTGTTCTTAACGCTAATATGCAGAGAGTTCAAGATAGTTTCTACTATCAAAATTTCTCATATTCTCTAAAATCAAAAGTTGCATATGAAACATGGAATGATGTTGTAAGTGCATTGAACCATACTATAGGACATCTTAAGTTCTCTGATATGCAGATTGATTCAATGAATGAGAATTCAATGTCTGTTGGATTAACTACAGAATCAGCTTCATATGAAATAGTTAATGATTTATATGGTATCGGAGATTTAAATTGTGTTTATGATTTTGATTTAGTAACCGAAAATTCTAAAAATATTGGAGACCAAGTAATTTCTGATCAAATTATATTTAATAGTAGAATTTTAACAGATTATGATGAATCAGTTGGTAATAGAGTTTTAGCAATTGATGATGTAAGTGGATCATTTAATCATCGTCCTAGAGCAACTCAATTTAGTATTGCTAATGAATTTGATATAACAACTACAAGAGCAAGAAAAGGATTCCATTATATTAAGGATAAGAG